TGGAGAGGCTGGCCATCATCGAGCCTGACTTCAAGAGCTGGGGTGAGAGCTGTGACCACTTCTTCTTCCAGAATGGCATTTTCCGAGTCTCCAAGGATGGTATCCAGGCTGTCAAGCCTGCTGACTGCCCCTGCTCTGTGTATGCCTCTAAAATCCTCCCCAATGACTTCACTCCGATGGAGAAGCAGCCTGGCAAGATGCCATTCTTCGACATCGAATTGACCGATGAATATAAGCAGCTCCTGAGCCAGCTCAATGCTGCATCCCCCACTTCCCCCGAATACTCTTACTTGAAGAAGGAAATTGACACTTTGGGAGATTCAAAGCGGTATCGGCTGATCATCCACAGGGATGACCTTTCCTTCATGAAATACATCTACAACACCGGCAGGACCTACTGGAGAAAGGAGGAGATTGGCATCCCTCTGAATCCGGAAGAAGTGTCCGAGCATGAGCTGCACTTCATCAATAAGGTCATGGCTCTGGGATACCTGATGGACAAATACAAGGCCTCCGGCCAGCCTTATGCTGTATTCTGCATGGAGATGGAGCAGTCCGATGAGGGCACTCACCTTGGTGGTACCGGCAAGAGCCTCTATGCTTCCTCCCTGGAGAGGATCCGGAAGCAGCTCTTCATCGATGGCCAGAATCTGGATAGCAAGAAGGGAGACTTCCTCCTGCAAGGTGTGGAAAGAGGTGTCACTGACAATATCTTCCTGGATGACTTGAATCAGGCAGTGGATCTGCACAAGTTCATGCCGATGATCACCGGCAAGATGGTGGTGAATCCCAAGTATGTGGCTGCATTCACCATTGACTTCAAGGATAGTCCGAAGGTCATCTTCACATCCAATCATGCCATCAAGGGATTCGATGCTTCTCTCCGGAGAAGGACATGGTTTGCAGCCTTCAGTGACTACTACCATGCCGATGACATGCAGAGAGGTCTGAAAGAGAGGTCTCCATTCACCGAATTCAAGAAGAATCTCATCGAGGACTACACTCCTGAGGAGATGAATGCCTTCTACAATTTCATGTTCAACTGCCTGGCCGTATGGCAGAAGATTCGTACCAGGATCCAGCCACCTATGAAGGCCATCGAGAAGAGAATGATTCAGAGGGCACTGTCCGATGAATTCCTCTTCTGGGCAGAGGACTACTTTGATCCGGAGAAGAATCGGCTGGATACCTTGGTGGACCAGGATGTCACCTTCAATGACTACAAGGCCACCTTGAATCCGAAATTCGCCTCCATGATCAAGATGAAAACCTTCAAGCAGAAGCTCATCCAGTATTGCACCTACAAGGACTGGAAATTCAATCCTGAGAGGCTGCTGGCCACCGTCTCCGATAAGGAGTATAACCGTATCCACAAGAAGGTGAATGGTGAGGAGCACTACTACTTCTACATCGACACATCCGGAGAGTCAGATCCTGTGCCGGTGCCATCCCTGGGGAATGCCGAAAATACCATCTTCAATGAGGACAATGATGACATGCCCACCTTTGGCTACTAGGCCGAGTGTCGGAAGAATCTGTGAAAAATGGCTCCTGCCAGGGATGCCATTTTTCTTGGGCCGAATCCGGCAAGGTTTTGCTCTTGGTATATTTTTTCTCTTTTTTTGTGACACTCCGACACCGGAGAGAGAGAAAGTATTGATAGAGAAAGAGTTAAGCGGTGTCGGATTGCGGTGTCGGATTGGTGTCATTTGGTTTTCAGTGACACCGAGAGGTGGATGAAGTGTCAGATTGCCAAAATTTCCGACACCATTGATAATCAATGAATTAAGCCTTTCCGGTGTCGGATGGTGTCAGATTATAAAAATCAGTTCCGACACCGATTAACACTATGATTATCAGCACTTTGACACTAGCGGTGTCGGAAGTGTCACACATTTTCAGAAAAAAAGTATTGTGAAATGGAAGAAAGCAGAAAATATCCATTTAGACTCGAAATCGGAGTATGGTGGAATGGTAAATCCAATCCGATATGGTGCTATGACAGGGTGCCGGATGGTATGGTCCAGGTGAAGAGCTTGAGAGAGCTCTGGGAAGGCAGGCACTTCCTCAGTGAATGCCTCCTGGGACCTGATAAGGGATGCTTCTATACCGGCATTGTGAGACCGGCTGTGATAGAAGCTCTGAAGGCCAGGCTCCAGCAGGGCATCCCTGTGTATGTCAGTATTTCAAAGTAGGACTCTTCTTAATTTTGCACAGATGAAAAAAGACAATCACAACACTGTAGATGTGAAGGTGGGCAGCTTCATCAGAAATTGGGTGGTATCCACCTATGACACAGACATTATTAAACTGGATAAGGACATGAATCTCTGGAGCATCATCAAGCAGAATCTTGATCTGCTCCCGAATGACTACCAGCCTCTCCAGGATCGGGAGGAGTATATCACCTTTGTGCTGCTGGCCGATGGCAAGGACACCTTGGCCTATGACTCCCAGAAGCACAGGGAATACAGGGTGAATACACTCTACCGGTGTGCCATCTCTCCGAAGGGTGAGAATATCATCCGGAGATTCCTGACCAAGCAATTCAAGAATACCTTCCACAACTACATGAAGGGTGCTCTGAATAACAATGATGCCTTGAATATCACTGAGGCCATCACTGAATTCCTCACTGACTCAAATCAGGTGGTCACCGAGAAGGTGGTGAGCACTCTGTCGAAAGACTGGTACCGGTACCGGATGAAGTATCCGGATGAATTCAAGATACCAATCTTTTTTTAGTGGGTGTGGTGTCCTATGATTTTCGGCCTAAATGACTGAAAATAAAGTATTTTAAGTGGGTATGATGTCCTATAAAAATTGGCTATATTATGATTCTGGGAATCCGAAAAATCGAGTATATTGACTCGGCCTATGTGAATGACTACAGCCAGGTGATCCCTGGCAGTAGCATCAATCTCTCCTCCTACCTGGTATCCGGCCATACTCTCTCACAGCTTCCCTTCACTCCGGAGACCGGAGATCTGCAGGAGAGCTGGGCCGATGATGATGCTGGGCAGCTCTCTAAGGTAACCTTTTCGGCCTCGATACGGAGGAATAAGGATTCGTACCGTACTATACTGCAGAGCCTGCTGGGCCGGAAGTGTGTGTGGGTGCTCACTCTGATATCCGGTGTGAAGTACATCATCGGCTCCAGGCAATTTGTGCCGAAATTTACCTATTCGGATGGTGTGTCAGGACTATCCAGCTCTGAATTCAGCATCAAGCTCGAAAATGAATCACTGCATGGCATTCTGCTCGATTCTGCCTCATAGGTAGTCCGAGCAGGCCATCATACAGTGGCTTAAATTTGCATTCACTATTAATTTGCAGGACTATGAATCTGTCTTTGTTCACCAAAAATCTCCGAGGTCCCTGGATGATCCATCCCCAGGAGGCAGCAGCAATGATGCCCCTGGTGCGTGGTGTCATTGCCGGTACTCACATCGAAGATATCGATGAAGCGGAGAAGAAGGCTGGGCAGAAGATCTCCTGTGCCGATTACTATGTAGGTAGCCAGCTCCAGGTGAATCCCTTCACCGATAAATCCGTCTATGTGGCCTTCATCGATGGCACCATGACCAAGTATGGCACCTGCTTCAGCTATGGCACCAGGGAGATTGCCGAAGAGCTTCTGAAGGCTGACCAGGATCCTGAGATTGTAGGCCATATCCTCTGTGTAGATTCCGGAGGTGGTGCTGCAGACTCGGTGCCTGAGATTGCCGATGCAATCCGGCAGCTCACCAAGCCTATTGTGGGATTCGTGGATGGCATGGCTGCTTCTGCTGCCATGTATGCCATATCCTACACCAGCAAGATCATTGCTCACCAGCCTACTGACCAGATCGGCTGTATTGGCACAATGGTCACCATCTCCGGCTGGCCGAAGCTCCGGAAGGACTCCGATGGCTATGTGGAGATGCGTATCTATGCAGACCAATCCGAGGAGAAGAATGCCGACTATGAGGCAGCTCTCGAAGGAGAGACCAAGCTCATCAGGGAGAATGTACTGAATCCTCTCTGTGAGATCTTCATCAGGGACATGAAGGAGAATCGGCCTTCTGCCACCGATGACCAGCTCAAGGGCCGGACCTACTTTGCCAAGGATGTGGTGGGGACACTGATTGATTCCATCGGCACTTTCGAGGATGCCATCAAGGCAGTCCTCGAATATGCCGAGCTTGCAGACAATAATTCTTCTTCACAGATGGGAAAATACACCAAACTCGAAAGCATACCGGAGCTCAATGAGCAAGTGTATGCTGAGGATGGCTCCACCATCCTCCAGGCCTGCCAGCTTGAAGCAATTGAGCAGGCACTCTCCACTCCTAGGGCCGAAGAGCAGGAGCTCCAGGCTCAGATGGACTCTCTCAAGCAGTCTCACCAGGAAGAGGTGGCCGGTCTCCAGCAGACCATCACCGAAAAGGATGAGACCATCTCCCAGAAGGATGCCAGGATCCAGGAGCTCGAAGGAGCACTGGAGGAAGCTGTGGCCAAGGCCAGCGGTGAGAAGCCTGCATCCGTATTCCAGCCTGCTGACCAGGGTGAGGCCGAAGCGGACTACAAGCCTGCCAAGACCTTTGCCGAGGCCGAAGAGGCCTGCAAGGCCTTCCTCAATCGTAAGTAACCAAAAAATCTTTTTTGCCGTATGAATCTCGAACAAGTTCTTGTAAACTCCGGTGCGAAGTTTCGCAAGGAGATCCTGGCCATGCCTGTTGTGGCTCTGGAAAAGACTCTCAAGCACATGACCATCCGCAAGGGTGTTCGTGGTGATGAGACTGTGGGCGGTTATGCTTCCGGTGCGGAGCTCCGGCCTTACAAATCCGATGGCAAGGGTGCTACCGACACTGGTGCATTCTTTGGCCGTACTCTGACCACCTACCTGGGTGATGTGGTAGAGGAATTCGATCCCTACCAGCTCTTCTCCACCGTTTATGGTGAATCCTTCAGCTCCCTGACTGACCGCAAGGAGGCAGACATTGTGCGTGACATGGCTCTGGCTATGGCCAAGCATGTCTCCAGCAAGCTGGGCAAGGCTCTCTTCGCTGCAGCTCGCACCACTCCTGCCGGAAGCACCACCATGACTCTCTTCGATGGCTTTGACACCATTGCTGCCAAGGAGATCTCCGATGGCAATCTGGCCATAGCTGCTGGCAACTATGGCGAATTCGATGCCATCACTGCTGCCAATGCCGGTGATGTGCTGAAGGCCATCTACTCCAATGCCTCCGATGAGCTCAAGGAGAGTGACAACCTGAAGATGTATGTCTCCCAGGCCATCCTCGATAAGTATGAGGAGTGGTGCCTCGCTACTCTCGGTGCTGTGGCCTACAATCAGACCTATGCCCAGAATGTGCTGCACTTCAATCGCAATGTCGAGATTGTGCCGATGGTCGGCCTGAAGGGCTCCAGCTACATCTACTTCTCCACCAAGGAGAATATGCTGGTGGGCATGGACCAGCAGTCCGATGCTGAGAAGGCCAAGATCCGTGAATGCGACAATCCGAAGGCTCTCCAGTTCTTTATGTGCCTCTTCTGGGGTGTGCAGTTCCAGAGCATCAAGCCTGAATTCCTCTTCGTTGCCAAGCTGAATGCTGCCTCCGATCCGGCTGTCACCGGTGATGCTCTCATCGATGGCCTGTCTGCCGAGGCTGGCAGTGTGAAGCGCACCTATGCCACTTCCGATGGCTCCGGTGTCACTGCTGCTGTGACTTCCGAGAATTCGAGCTGGCTCACTGTGTCTGTCTCCGGTAACAAGGTGACCTTCACTCGCACTGCCTATGCCCATGCCGTATCCGGTGATGATCCTAGAGTAGCAACTGTGCGTGTCTCTGCCAAGAGTGGTGCAGCCTACCTGGATGTGACTGTCAAGCAGGCAATGGCCGGCGAGTAGTCTCTGATCCCTAGAAATCCCATAGATTATGAATCTCGGAAATCTTGACTTCAAAATCGGTGGCATCAATCCCTCAGGGATTGGTGCTACCATCTATCGAATTGCCAAGAAGGACATCACTGCATGGCCTTCCATCGGCAATGATCCCGATGCAGCCGAAGGCACTGTGGCTTCCCTTGCCAAGTACAATGGGAATTTCACTCTCGCCAATGGTGCCATCTGGGATAAGCTCTACTCCACTCAGGGAAAGGGCAAGGCCACTTTCGAGGTGACCGGTGAGGTGGACTGCAAGATGTACACCAATAAGGCTTCCCTCTCTTTCCCCGATCTCACTGCCGAAGCACTGGCCTTCTGCAAGGCTGCTGCCAATGGTGACTATGTATTCATTGTGAAGGCTGCAGGCCGTTTCCATGTCATCGGCTCCCCTGACTACAGGGCCACCATCTCTCCGACTGGTGACACCGGTGATGCTGCCGGATCTGCCAAGGGTGTGACCTTCGAGGTCGAATGCCCCGATGTGACTCCTCTGCCCATCTATGTGGGTACTCTGGCTGTCGAAGGTGGCTCCATCGACTGCTCCGATGGCAGCTTCACTCCCACTCCGGCACCTCAGGAGTAGCCTTCATGAATCAGGAGATTCTTGCGTATCTGAATAGTGCAGAGCCAGACTTCAGTGCTGGCTTTGCACTTTTTTGCCGTTATTCCAGGAATGAGGCTCTGAAGAATTGGATCTCCAGGAAGCTGGATATGCCAAAGCTCCTGTATGAGCTGGAGAAGCTCTCCAGGACCACAGTATCCATCAATCCCATGGAATCCCTGGATGTGGCCAGATATGCCCAAAGCAGGCCTTCTCCGGAGCCTCCTGCCCAGGATCCGGTGAGTGTGCCTGTCATCGAGCCTTCCATCTCCTTCAAGACCTTCGATGAGAGAAAGACCAGAAGGGCAGACCTTCCTGCCGAATTGCAGGCAGTGTATGATGAATGCGCCTCTGACTTCAAGCTCCGGAGAGGTCTCCATGAGAAGATGAAGATGGCCACCACCAATGCAGACAGGGCCATCTACCGGCAGAGAGTCATCGAGACCGATGCCAGGATTCGGGCCGGTTTTGCCGAGATAGATGACTATCTCACCAGGCAGGCCGAAGAGAAGGCCAAGGCCGATGACTTCAAGGAGAGCACAGCCAGGAGCTATGTCTCCAGAGCTCTCAAGAAGGCCAAGCTGACCGGTGCCCAGAAGGCCACTCTCAAGGCCAGGGTGCAGGCTCTCCAGGCTCATGGCTGTACACTGGATGCCAAGACCATCTCCAAACTCCAAGCACTAAAAATCCTTTAATTCACAATCACTATGGAAGTATCTGTCATTGACCTTATCAAGCAGATGACCTATGTCATCCCCAGCATCATTGCTGCCACTTGCACCATCACTGCTGCCATTCATGGCATCTTCAAGATTGAGAAGCCTTGGGTGAATCATCTCATCTCCTGGGTGATCTCCATCCTGTGTGCTCTCGGTTTCGTGGCCTTGAATGGCCTCACCTTCGGTCTCGGTGGCTGGGACTATGCCATCGGAGCTGTGTGTGGTCTCATCACCGGTGCTGCAGCCAATGGTGTGTATGATTGGGAAGCCATCAAGGCCTTCTTCGATGCCATCACCAATATCTTCA